CTTAGGCCAGCAACCCTTTCCCTGGGAAGGTGCATCTGACACTCGCATCCGTCTAGCAGACGAGGTCTGTTCTTTCATGGTGCAGTTGTCTACCTCCGCTCTCAGCCGTGCTGCTTTGAACGTAGGAGGAGTGGAAGGCAAAGACCATGAAGATGCCAGTGCGGTCGGTGTTTATCTTCGGTGGATGTTGCAGACAGTGTTGCAACCTGACTTTGAGGAAGAATTGGAACTCCACGCAGAATATGCAGCACAATACGGCTGGAGTGTCCTTCACACTACCTGGGATCGCTGCTATGCCCAGGTCCCACAGCAAATATCCCTCGAAGGCCTCGCCCGGTTCATGGGAGGAACCGATAACTCACCAAACATCGAGGCACTCCAGTCGGCTCTCAAAAACGAGAAGGAATACTTGGCTGACCTGTTGGTTGGTAGCAACCCAGGCCTGAAGAGGCAGAAGGCCCTGAAACACATCAACGAGGTCGCGAAGACAGGAAAGACTGTGTTCGACGTGCCTCAGATGACGAAAAATCAACCCAGCATCGTAGCTCTTCGACCTTACTTTGAAATTCTATTCCCCCCTGAAACACAGGATTGGCACAGGGCTAGGGCCATCTTTCGACGCGATTATTACACCTTGGCAGAGATCGAGGAGAAAGCCACTAACGGTGACTGGGATGAAAAGTTTGTTGAAAAGATCAAGCGAACAGCGGGACGGAACACCACCGTGTGGGACACGGGTCTTTCGCCAGTAACAGGTAACAGTGAGAAGCTGGATGATCGAAGCAACCTTGTAGAGATTGTTCATGCATACTCAAGGCGTGTTACGGAGAACGGCAACCCTGGAATCTACCAGACTGTGTTCAGCCCTTACATGCACAAGGATGAAAAGGGTGAAGAATGCTTTGCACAGCATGAGCTGGTAACAGAAGCGGGGGACACCTATCCATTTGAATGTTTCACCCGCGAGAAAACGCGCAGGTCACCTATCGAATCCAGGGGTGTCAGCGAGATCGTGAAAACATGGCAGGCTGAGTATAAGGCCCAGGCTGACCAGGTGTTTGACAGATCCTCCTTTGATACTCTTCCTCCTCTTCGCGTCCCATTGCGCTATGGTCAACGCATCAAGATAGGCCCAGGTGTCCAGGTGTCTGAGCAAAGGCCCGGTGACATCTCTTGGATGGATACACCTAAGCGCGGAGCGGATCTTGCATTCCAGCTCATGGACCAGATCCAGGTAAGGACTGATCGATACTTTGGTAGGCCTAATTCCGCTGTGCCTCCTGTAGAAACTCAGTTACGCCAACAGGCCTACGTTCACCGCTGGTTGCGTCACATGTCTACCGTCGTCAACCGTATGTGGGATCTTACCCAGAGATTCGATGATGACGAGCGGTTCGCTGTAGTTACAGGCACAGGTAAGCCTATCCCCAGGGATCCCAATAACTTCAACTTCAACCTGCATTTCGATGTTCGCGAGTTGGACAACGAGTTCGTTGAGAAAAAGCTTCAGGCGATTAGCCAGTTTGTGCTGCCTGAAGACACCATGGGTATCGTGGATCGCACCAAGTTGATCCGCAAAAAGCTTCAAGTTATTGATCCGTCGTTGGCTGATGAGCTTGTCATTCAGAACGCAGAGGCCAGTCAGGCAATGTTTGAGGAGGTGAACTCTCAGGTGGCATACATGGCCCTTGGCAACTCGCCTTCTAAGCTGGTCGAGAATGACCCAGCGGCTGCTATCAAGATGCAGTTTTTGCAACAAATCATTCAGAACAATCCGAAATACCAACAGCAACTTGAGGCTGACCAACAGTTCCAAGAGCTGCTGAAGATGTATTCCCAGAACCTTAACATGAGTGTGATGCAACAACAAAATAAGCAGATCGGACGATTGGGGGTAAATCCAAATGCCTGAACAAGCGTTTGAATACCCAGAGGAATTGTTGAGGGCCTTCTCCCTGCCAGAAGAACACCCTGTCCGACAGTCCATCTTCTGGATCTTGGATGAAGCGGCCCAAGCAGATGTTAATCTGATTACATTGCCCGAGGCTAATGACTCAGAGAGGCATTTCTGTGCTGGCAGATTGGCTGCAATCCAAGACCTGCATTCAGAGTTTAAGTCGATCTTTGAATCGGCCAACCGTAACAACGATGAAATAGGGGTTGACACCTAAATAAACTTTGCGACGGTTTTTTTGACCTTGTCCGAGGTTAACTATAGGCCCCTGGGGTGCCTTGAACTCCTGACTTCTCGGTAGCTTGCGACCGTTAACAGCATGGACAATCCTGATATTAAGCCGGAGGAAAACCAAGCCTCTGGGGAAGAGACTCCACTTGGTGGCATGGACGCATTGAGGGATGCTATTTCTGCATCATTAACACCTCAAGAAGACGTTCCTACAAACACAGAAGAGACACCCGCTCCTGAACCTCCAGACGATGCATTGCAGCAGGTCGAAGAGAGCGTTCAGGAAGAGCCGGAAGACCCTCAGAGGGAGACCGGGTGGCAGAAGCGCATAAATAAACTGACCGCTCAGAAACGCGAGTTGGAAGAACAACTCCATGAGATGCGTCAGGAACAATATGAGCTGAAGCAATCCCAGAAACCCAAAGAGGAAAGTAGTATCTCTGAAATGGTATCTCAGGCCGACACCTTCGATGATTTGGAGAGGCTTGAGGATGACGCATTAGCTGCTGAACGATGGGCAAAACGTAGCCTTAGTCGCTACAGGCGTGACCCTGATTCTGTTGAAAAAGAAATTCAACAGAGAGTAGGGGAGAACATGCCTGAAGACGTCGAGGCATGGCTGGAAGACTTGGCACTCAACGCAGAATTTAGCCGCGAGTCAGACATTCCGAAACGACGAAAGCAAATCGAGCAGCAGGCACGATCTTTTGAATACGCTGTAACCAAATACCCTTGGTTGCGCGATCCGAAAAACCCAGCAAGGGCGTGGGTGGATCAGGTCAAACAGGCCAACCCTGGAATTAAAAACCTCCAGGATGTGGACCTGTATTTAGCAAGGGCCTTGGTCGGCTTCTATGTAGAACAGGAGCAGGCCGTAAAGGGAACCAAACAAACTAGGACCCCAGATCCAACTCCACAGCCAGGAAGACCAGCGGCTACCAAGCCTGCTGTCAGCGATTCGGAGCAAAAGATGAAGTCAGCCAGAGACAGGATTTACAAATCAGGTTCCAGGGATGGTCTGAAAGATTGGATTAGAGCTGCTGCTAAAATCTAAAAACAAAAGGATTATACCATGGCAATGCTGTTTGAAATTAATCAGGTCGCAAAAAGAGAAGACCTTTTAGACCTCATCACGCGAGTCGATGAAAAGGCCACGCCTTTCATGAGTCTCGTCAACAAAGGAACCACCCCGCAGAATACATTTATCTCATGGCCTGTCGATTCGTATGCGGCTCCTGCTCTCGGTGGAACGGTTGATGGCACAGACGTGTCATCTTATGACAACCACGCTGCTAGTCGTGCGCTGCTGTCTAGTTACCTCCAAACCTTCCGCAAAGCCTACCAGGTTTCGCGTTTGGCTCAGGAAGTGTCGGACGTTGCTGGCCTCGGTTCTGGAAATGAAATTGCAGAAGCTTCTGCTAAGGCTGGCGTCGAGCTGGTCCGCAATATGGAAGCAACCCTGCTTTCTGACCAAGAGCATGATGCCGATGACGGAACCAACCCTTACTTGCTTCGCGGTTTGGGCATCTGGATTCGTGACACTGCGAACATCGCTGCTCAGAGCGGTGGCCACCAAGTGCCTGCTGCCTTCCGTCCTGCGGCTGGCCAGATCAACGGTGACCCCACTGCTGACATTACTGAGTCGGACATTCAGACCATGCTGCAAACCATATGGTCTGCAACTGGTATGACTGGTGATTACAAGTTGTTTGCCGACGCAACCCTGCGACGCGCATTCACGGACTTCACTCGCACAATTGCAACCGCTGGATACAGCCAACGCAACTTGAACTACGACGGTGACGGCACCCGCATCAGCAACACCACCACCATCTTCGATGGTGACTTTGGTTCTGTTGAAGTGATTGCCGACAACTTCATTGGCTACAACGCTGCTGGCTCCTCTCAGGAGGCTGGTCGCGGATACTTGCTCGACATGGATAAGATTGATCTCCGCGTCAATAAGCAACCAACCATCGAGCGTTTTGAAGACAAAGGTGGCGGCGAACGCTTCCTGATCGAAGGCCGCGCAGCCCTCCAGGTTCGCAACCCCATCGGTCTGGGTCAGTTCAGCCCTGCCCTCTAATAGAATTTGCCCTGGGTAACTGGGGCAAAAACCAACCCTCGGACGCGGGGGGAGCTGAGTGGCTCCCCCCATTTCCGGGGCCAATTTAAAAAACATGTCCGACTACTCAGAACAACTCAGAGACAAACTGGCCAGAGAGCATTACGAAGGCTACCACAAAAGCCATGGTGAAGCTGCTGCCAGACAGCGCGAGATTGCTCGTCAAAACCAAAACCGCAAATCGGTTGACGGCATAGGCAGGCCAATCATGGAGGTGGATTCCAAGGTCTACCATGAGTGGACCCGCAAGGAGGGTAAAGAGATCTGGAAAGATCCTTCCTTCCGCAAATACATCTCTGAGAAAAATCCTGAACTAAAAGTGAAGTCGGGTGGCACTGGGAAGACCCAGGTAGGATATGGCTCATAGCCCTGTCAAATACAGCCAACTGCTTAACCAGGTCCTCAACCTGTCGGGGATTGATAGCACTACTTTGGCGACCATTGAATGGAGGCTCTTCAGAGATCTTGCATCCAGGAGAGTTAAGTTCGCTTGGCAGGCTGCTAAATGGCCAGACGTCTGCGTAACAGAGGAAAGAACTGTGACGCAATCTGGTGGTGTTGAAGGCAACTATGTTGCTCTCAACCAAGATGGCCAGACAGAGATGTCAGAGGTTTTCGCGGTCTGGAACAAATCGCCCAAATCAAACCAAGATAATCAGGACCTCACTTGGTATCTGAGCGAAAACGGAGTTCAGATAGCTGAGTCAAACACAACAGTGTTTGTGTTGTTCAGAAAACTTCCTCCCACATGGACAGGAGAAAGATATTCTTCGAGTTCTTCATACGTGGCAGGAGACCAGGTGTATGACACAAGCGCGGGAAACTTCTACACCGCGAATCAATCTGTTGCTAGTGGGTCTGACAATAGCCCAACTGCACAACCTACTTACTGGGACCTAGTGTCTGTCCCAGACATTTTTACCGACTACCTCATTCGCGGAACCTATGCCGATTATTTGCGGCACAATGGAGAGTTGGATCGAGCGAGAGTCGCAGAATCAGACGCCCGAGGAGCATTAGACCATGAGCTATTAAAGCTTCATACCCAGCAGGGCCAAACGACCCGGCTACAGGTAGCGAGTTATTAGTTAGCTCTTTTACTCTAGGTGACAAACACCTAAACTATAAATGCCTGCATTAATAACGGGAGTCGATACTACCGACAAATACAGAACAGTCAGAGTTGGCCAAGATGGAAGCTTGGGATCTGACACCGGACAATACCAATCAGGGGGTGGAACCATCACCGGAAACTTCTCCTGGGTATTTGCACACTCTGGAACCATTTTGAACGTCACAAGCTCAGGCCTTGGTAGCCTTACGGGGGTCAACCTCCAGGCGGGATCTTATTGGAGATGCTGCCGAGCTACGTCCATCACGGTCGTTTCAGGTGAAATCACTGCCTACGATGTATGATCGGCCTAGGCCTAGGGCTACCATCGATTGCCACAACTAGTGGCGATGCTGTTGTTGAGGGAACTTTCCTCATCGATGACGATGGCATGTTCCTGCAAACAGATATTGAAGAATTTTTCTTAACCCTACAGGAAGACGCACCTGACCCAGAATAGACATGGCAACTACACGCATTAAAGATCTGAGCAAGACAGCGACGACACTCGCTGCTGACTCAAACTTCGTTATAGATGGCAGCACTAACGGCACCCAAAAGATCACCACGGGAAATGTTAAGGCTGACATCGCAACCTCTTTTGCAGGCGACCTTTCAACCTACGGAATAGCCACCCTGGGTTCCGACAATAAGCTGAACCCAGACCAGCTCCCAGACAGTGTCACCAACGGAATCAACTTTGTTGGCACTGCTGACAGCGGGTCTGATCTGACCAGCACGACTCAGGGCGACTTCTACATTGTTAATACGGCCTTCACGCATCTTTCTATCAGTTATGCAGTAGGCGACAGTGCAGTGTATAACGGTAGTGCCTACGTCAAGGTCACCCCAGGGACTACTCAGATTGGTGAAGGTGGAACTGGTGCCAGCACCTTGGATGGTGCCAAGGCAAACCTAGAAATCCCGGACGTCGGAACGGCGCCCAACGAGGTTCCGCTGAACGGCCAGCTTGGTTCGCTCGCCTACCAATCGGCTGAGGCAGTATCAGTTGCTGAGCTTGAGGTCACCGACAGCGTGACTGATTCGTTGACGATTGAAGACTCAAATGACCCCACGTTGTTCTTAGAGCGAGCTGGAATACCAAACGGGTTCATCAAATCAGTTGATGCAAACGGGACGGAGACAAGCGGTATTCAGCTTTACAGCTCCGAGGTTAGGCTGCGGACAGGCGCGACAACCCGTTGGACCATCAACTCATCGGGCAACCTAGTCGCTGGCTCAGGCTTAGGCGTAGATTTCGGGTCTACGACCACGGGGTCAGGCACTGTCACTGGTGGTCTGCTCAATGATTATGAGGAGGGGACATTCACTCCAACTCTCACACCCACCACCAGCGGCTCAATAACTTTAGACAGTGGGTGGGACACACTCAGCTACACCAAAGTGGGGAGAATGGTCACAATTATGGGGCAAATAAAAATCTCCAGTGTTAGCAGTCCAGTTGGGCAAACCACAATGTCACTGCCGTTCACGATACGGTCCATCGACAATGTAGATTATAGCAATATGGTGGGTGGCGCAGTCAGCTTTTTTGATGCCACCACTAGTGTGTTTGACACAACCGTGTACAACGGCAATCAGGGAGATGCGTTCATCTACTTACCGTTGCCAGCATTTGAGGCAAACGACCAGTTGCGATTCAGCTTTAGCTTCCTAGCCGCCTAACCAATTTACCCCAGCCGGATAGCTGGGACGGACCTAAACCCAAATTATTATGATTGAGAAAATTATTAAGTGCGACAAAATCGAATTTGTTCCTCCATATGCCGTTCAGTGCCGCAAGCGAATCAGTGTCGTTGAGGACGGCCAAGAACTAGCCGCCTCGTTTGAGCGATGCGTCATGCACCCAGACTCTGACTGGAGTCAGGCCGAGCCTAACGTGCAAGCCATCTGCAATGCGGTTTTCACTGATGCCGTCAAAGCGGACTGGGCAGCGAAGCAAGCCGCTGATGCTGCTGCCGTAGCAACTGAGCCAGAATCAGTTGATACCGAAACCCCAACTGAATAAACGGGAGGCTACCTATGGCATACAGCGATAATTTTCCAGCCACTAGGCCAGTCTTTATGGCTGATTTTGCCAACGGTGGCAAAATCGACCCACGGGCTACATTCACTCGCCCCGACACTCCGCCCACCTATGCTGCGCCATCGGCGGTGCATTACTGGAGTAATGAGAAACATCTAAGCAGTGAAAACAGGGTCACCAACAGCAATGACTTGAGCGATTGGGGCCGAATATTCATAACTCGGACTCTGTCACAAGTTGGACCAGACGGGTCCAGCAACGCTGCCAAGTTGACTGGGTCTGCTGGGACTTTTTTTAAAGCGATTTCCAACGCAACATTAGCTAACACGTCTGCACAGACGATTTCATTTTTTGCGAAAGAAGACACTCATCGCTACATACAAGTCTCAGTTAACGCCGACGCGACTAAATTCGTCAACTTTGACCTAAACGGTTCTGGTGCTTACTCGGCAAATGGGAGCGGCGTGACAGCAAGCATCACTCCATCTGGTGGCGGTTATCTCAGATGTGCAGTCAATTTTATTTTGCCAAGCACAAGCGTTTTTATTTCGTTCCAAGACAGCTTGTCTGCCCCGCGTGAGGGGACGACATCCAGCACTGGTAGCATTTATATTTTCGGAGCAATGTCAACCACGCTTGGTGATGCAACAAACGTGGCAGCCTATGTTTCCGCTGGGTCACAAATACATCGGGCCTATGCCCCCACATTAAAATCGGTGGCCACCGCTGGGCAACCCAGATTTGAATACTCAACTGATGGGCAATCAATTGCTAAAGGAATTTTGATTGAGGGTCAGTTCCAGCAGCTTTTGACGTATTCTGAAGACATCGCTGACAGTAGCTGGGGCAAGTCTTCGGATGGAGTCAACCCAACCGTAACCGTGAGCAGCAACGCCGCCGTTTCGCCAGCCGGAGACCTCACGGCAGACCTAATTGTTGAGTCAGACGACAGCTCAAATCAAGTTCATCGTGTTCAGAAATCGGGTATTACAACTGCATCCGGTTCAGTTTACACTCTGTCAATTTTCGCAAAAGCAGCTGGCCGAAATCATGTTCACGTTCATTATGTGGGCGGCGGGCTAAATGGGGCCGGAGTTGTTAATTTGTCCACGGGCGCGGTTGACTCAGTAACTGGGAACTTGGTTTCCGTAACGACTGAAGACTGTGGGAACGGTTGGTGGCGTATTGTTGCCGTAACCGGCACAACAACTTCAACAGCTAGTGCGACCGTGCTTTTTAGCACTCACGACGGCAGCTCAACAACTTACACCGGTAATGGCTACGGGTCAGTTCTACTTTGGGGCGCAAACTTGACTCAGAGCAGTCATGCTTACAGCTACCTAAAAGCCGAGGGTTCAGCGACCACGAAAGCGGCTGAGTCGTTATTTATGACTGACTCCAGCTTGTTCGATAACGGCGAGGGAACCATCGTTGCTGAGTTCGCATTACCAAGTGGGCCAACCGCTGACCAAGCCACAACCGTTACTGGTGCTGTCGTTGGAATTACTGCCGCGACAAGTAACAATTACGTTAGATTGCAAACGGACACGCGCACGAATGTGTATTCAGCGAGTATGTATGCTGATGGAAGCTCACAATTGACCATATCATCAGCGGGTGACACTGGGGGCCAGTTCGTCAAGAAAGCTCTATCGTTCACGCAAAACGACACGACTCTGTGTCGAAACGGGACGCTATCCACCACGGATACAAACTGCGTCACCCCGAGCGGCTTGCAGACAATTCAGTTCGGTGCGGTTTCACCTAGTTACACTGGAGCAACTGCGTCAGGTCACTACAAGCGGGTCGCGATTTACAACGAGGCACTGAGCGACACCAACCTCCAAGCCCTGACCTCATAACGACTTACACTCAATCACATGTTTACCGATTATTATCTCAAATTCGCAGACAAGGCCGAGGCTGACTCAGTGCTTTACACGGAGGTGCCGATCGCTTGGGACAACAGCGACCCGGAGAACCCGGTCGTCACCGAAACCGAGCAGCGGCAGAACTACCGAAACACGGATGTGTTACCTCTAGTGGTTGATGTGCCGGGGCAATACGATGAGAACGGGCAGGAAACTGTGCCACCTCAATACGCCCTCGGCTACCACGTCAACATCCGTTGCCTAGACTCAGAGGACGGTGAGGCGCTGGAGGCTTACAAAGTCGATCCTGAACCCGTGACACCCGCGAGGGTCTGGGCCTGATGGCTAAGTCGCCCAAAGCATCGATGAAGTGCGGCCAAGTTAAGGCCAGCTCTCGCCCAGGGAAGAAAATCATGAAGTTGTATTGCCTTCCTGGGGGAGAGAAGAAACTGGTTCATGCTGGTGCCAAGGGCTACGGAAACAATTACTCCAAGGCAGCTCGCTCATCGTTTAAAGCACGTCACAAATGCAGTTCAGCCAAGCCTGGAACTGCTCGGCACTTAGCTTGCACTGAACTCTGGAAGTCTGGTGGCAGGAAGACCAGCAACCCTAAAGGAAGACAGGGGAAATACTAATGGGCAAGGGAACTAAAAAGGGGGGCAAAAAGGGTGGCAAACGAGGCTACTGATGCAATCAGGTTTCTGTGCATCGGGGCTATCGGTTGGACGGTGTCCTGGGCGGAGGGAATCGAGGATTGGGCTAGGCTAGGCATAGCCTTAGCAACTGCTGGTTACATGCTGGGCAAGTGCGTTGTGGTTTGGTCAAAAATTATTAAAGGAACAAAAGATGAAGAAAGCGATTGAGTTGGCCTTTTTTGTAAGTGCCGTCTACTTCCTCTCTGGCTGTAAGCAGCTAGAGACTGTCAGTGACAAGATATATGATCCAGTCACCGCCACCAACACTGTCGAGACCCCAGAAGGCCCGGTTCAGGTTGTGTCCACAAACGGATATGTCGTTTCCCCTAAAGTCGCTTCCACTGTTTCATTGATTGGAGACTTTACTCCAGCCCCATATGGAGGGCTTGTTGCAAACAGTGTGTTGGCGCTACTTGGAATCTTCGCACACATCAAGGGGAAGAAGTGGAAAGGCGCTGCTGTTTCAGCAGTGTCCGCTGCTCAGGAGTTTAAGGAGCAGTTGTCCAAGCTGGATCAATCAATAGCACAAGAGGTGAAGTCCAAGGTTAGGGTAGAACAAAAGCTTGCAGGCACTCAGCCCATGATTCAGCAAGCCCTAAATCTCCTTGGCAAATGATTTATGAAGCGAGCATGTCTGAGGGGGGTTGTAGATGGCTTTTCATCCTACAGCCTACATTTATTCCGAGTGGCAGAGGGTCTGGCCAAACTGGGTCGATACACAACAATTTATCCTGTATCGGCTGAGTTCGGGAGAGGCCCTATACCAAAACTGATCAGGGATTCCCTGGTCAGTCAGCCCCAACTGGAGGACTGGCAAATGATCATCCATTGTCCGTCCTTTTCCCCCAGAGGGGACAAGATGACTGTTTACAACACCATGTGGGAGACCTCTAGGTTGAACAAGGATGGTGTGATTAATCTGAATAACTCAGATCTGGTTGTGGTGCCTAGTGCATTCAATCAGATTTGTTTTAACGCTCAGGGGGTCAAGAGGCCCATGGTCAAGGTCCCCATGGGTATAGATACAGAGATGTATCGATACACCCCTCCGGTGAAGAAAGATGTTTACATCTTCGGAACTGCTGGAAGGACTTTTGCTGGGGGCTGTAGGAAGGGTTTGCCTGAAGTGGTTGATGCCTGGAAGAAGGCATTCCCGAAAAGCAGGAAAGACGTAAGGCTATTGGTTAAGTGTCACCCTGATGACCCAGACATCGACATTGATGATCCCAGGATCAAGTTCAAGAAGGAGTTCTGGACTCGCAAGCAACTGGCTGACTGGTATGCAAACATTGATTGCTTTGTCAGTGCATCAAAAGGTGAGGGCTGGGGGTTGCATCAGCATGAGGCAATGGCCACGGGCAGAAGCGTCATCGCTGTTAACTACGGCGGGATAACTGAGTTTTTTGACGAAGGCGTTGGATACCCAGTTGACTATGATTTGCAAGAGTCAGACGGGCATTATGACAACAGAGGTTTATGGGCTATAGCAAGACAAGCCAGTCTTGTTGACAGAATGCGAGAGGTATACAGTAACCGAAGGTCCGACAGGGAGCTAAAGGCGTCTGAGAGGGGTATGAAATTAAACTGGGATCATAGCAATCAGATCCTGGACAAGGTCCTGCAAAAGGCAGGGTTCTACCATTGAGGCAGCATAGGACATACACTCAGAACGATGACGCTCCAATTACTGATGGCGACAATGGCTTTGTCGGTGTTGACATGCGGACTAGCCCTCATCTTCTGGCCCCAGGAATGGTCGCCGACGCTCGGAATGCAAGATTCCGATTTGGAGTTGCAGAACCCAGAAAAGGCGTCACGCCCGTAACGTGGGGCAATCTTACGGATGCCTGGGAGTGGCCAATTAATTGGGACGAAGGGGACATCGATTTCCGAGGCTTTCTCAGGGGTAACCTTGGAAATGTGTATGGTGTCGGTGTCTGGAATGATCCAAACGGAGTTGATTGGGTTCTAGTCGCCACCAGTGTAGACGACACGAATATTCTGCTGTATAGAATCAGGCCGGGGAACACTGCTGTCAGAGTTAAGTGTGCAGTTGACCTTACAGTTTCACCAACTCTTTACCAAGACGCTAACACGGAGGATATATTTTGGTTCACCCAAGCCTTCGATAAGTGCATCCTTTCCAGGGGAGACTCTGCCTCTCATTTGGTTTTAACTAATTTTGAAGAAGGATTTATTGAGGCCCCAGCGGCGTCTGGCGCGGGTGGGACGGAGAACATACCTAATGCAAAGTCCACCCTCTTTTTCCAGAATCGCCTGCTCGTTCCTCACAAACCTGCTCTGGGTTACAAGGCTGACCATGTCGCGGTTTCGGACATACTTGATTATACGTCGTATGACCCGGTCTATTCTTCGTTTAAAATAAACCAAGGTGACTCTGACGACATTAAGAGGCTCTTTAAGTTTAACGATCAGTCGGTCGTAGTATTCAAGGCAACCAGCATTTATGCGGTCAGCAATCTGGTTGGTGACTGGGGGCAAAACGCAGTCCTGGATCAAGTGACAACTGAATTTGGCCTTGTAGGGCCTCGGTCAGTAGCTAACACAGGGGCCGATCTGTGGTTCCTTTCTCAGCGGGGGGTCGTATCGCTACGGCAGACTGAACAAAACAAGCTACAGGGCGTCTCAGAGCCTATTAGCACCCCTCTACAGCCAGTCATTGACCGCATTGACATGTCCACCGCCAGGGACACTGCTTGTGCCGCTTATTGGCGGAACAAATACTACTTGTCGGTGCCTCTTGACGGGTCCCAGCAGAACAATGCTGTTCTGGTCTATGATTTCCTGAACAAAGCGTGGAGTGGCTATGATGAAGGTGAAGCCATCAAGGTGAAGTATCTTTTCGTCGCAGACTTCCAGGGCAGCGAACAGCTCTACTACGTTAACTATGACGGTGTGGTTGGCCTGTATGAGTATGGGGAAACAGAATCTACTAATGAGTCTAGCCAGTCATACACCTATGATGTCTTGGTCAGCAAGATCCCCGATGAAGGCAAAACACTTCAAGTCAATGGTGGAACAACAATCACTGCTAGTCGTGAGCGTGGAGTCATAGATGATGCTGATGTGGACATCTCTGGCGAATCTTCCTCGTTTATAGAGGAGATGACAGTCAATACGTATGATGACGAAGACGGGTGGCTTTGGGGGGTCGGCAATGATGAATCTGCTGATCCGTGCGTAATACCTGCTGACAACCTCTACCTAGGGTATGCATCAGGAGACTGGACCCACGGTGTTGATGAAGTGCAGCAACTTGACTGTGGAGTCAGGTTCATTAACTCAACACCCATTCAGATCAAATCAAACGATCCGTATGTGACAGTCATTAACGACAGGTTGATCCGAGTGGTCGATACACCTATTGACTTCATGGTGACCACCAGGGGTTATGGCTTTGCCTCTGGCAACAGGCGCAGGTTCCAAGAAACTCAAGTGTTCATTTCAACCTGGGATCCTCGCTACAAGGTGACGGCTATTGTTGATGGGGTGAAAGAAGAAACAGTTATCCTTGATGACACCTCTTATTCGTTCCCAGACAGAACGAAATACATGACTTTCGGGATCGATGATTGGGACATTGGCAACCCTAACACCGACCACGAAAACCCAGGCAAAGAAGATTACTCTGTCATCCTCAACGCAACTGAACCAGGGGGAGGGACTCTTTTGGGTGCCGGCGGGATGCAGCTAGATCTCTATCAGTATTACACTCACAAGCTGCGCGTTGATCGTCGCGGTGGTTATTTTCAAATCAAATTTCAAGGCCTAGAAGGTCGAATCAGAATACATTCAATAACTAGTGGATCCACCTCTGGACAACGCAGAGAAGGGGTTCACGGAGGAACTTGGTAACATGCCCGATAGCACTAAAAACTTCAGTGTAGATTCAGTGAACGCGCCTATTGGCGAGTCTACAGTAACAAGAACCGAGTTCATTGATGCGATTGAGCATCTGAACTATGCCGACGGAAACATTCGCTCGATAGACAACTTGAGCGGCACCTCTGGTTTTGTTCAGGTGGATGGGCTGGGAGCAGCTAACGTCAGAACTTTTGAGGCGACCACTGGCCTCGCGTGGTCAAATGAATCAGGTTCTGCTGGCAACCCATCTGTCAGAATTGGGGACCCACAGGCAGCTTGGCAGACGCTGAACGATGTTGAGACAGACCTAATTACCCTCGGCAAGCACGTAAGCTTCATCACTGGAGCATGGGCCTCTCCATATCTTCCAACACCAGAGCTTGGGGTCATCAACAGCAAGGTGATAATTAATTCATCTGCTTCCGATCTTGTCGTTTCATCATCAGACCTGCTGTCAGGAGAAACAACCTTCACGGTTCCAGCCAGAAGAAGTTTATCGCTGCATTCCGATCTTAACTCAAAGTGGGTGTTGGAGCAGACCAAACCAACAATCCCTAGCTTTGTTCCTGCTACCAATCCCTGGTACTTTGTTATGCAAAACCCTGGGGGAACATATGGATCAAGCGGAGACTTTGAAGATGGTTCTGGTGCTTTTACTGGTGTTGTCCAGACTGCCACATCCAAGACCTTGGCTGATTACGCAAACGATTATGAAATTAACAACCTGACCAATTTCATGTCATTAGCGGGAGCTTCATCTGGGATTGGTTCATCTTCTACTGGCGTTTTGCCTGAAACAGCATTTTCAAACAAAACAATTACGGATTCAATTATATCTGGAACTCAATCCGTATTGACAAGTAAAGATCAAGTTTCAGCGATACATATCGCATACACTTTGTCTGGAGAACCGGGTCAAGGTGCAGGTGTTTTTTATGGTGACGCGGCAA